TCAGATGATCCTTTGTGCAAAGAGAAAACGCGCCGCGATCCGGCGCGCCCAAGGTGCGCTCAGCGGGCTTTCGACAACGCCATGCCCGCTATAGGCGTGAATGAACGCAGGGGCGGCGCCGGTGGCTGACACCAGCCCCAGATGTTTGGCCACGCCGCCCGCGCGCATCCGAAAGAGCAGCACATCACCCGCTGCCAGCGGACCCGTGGCAGGCGGCATATGGCGCAGCGCCGCCTGCCACAGCCGTTCCTGCCCCTGCGGTTCGGACCAGTCGGGGGTGTAGGCCGGAACCTGTTCCGGCTCTGCTCCATGCAATTCACGCCAAAGCCCGCGCAACAGGCCCAGACAATCGCAACCGATGCCGCGTGCGGCCCCTTGGTGCAGATAGGGCGTGCCGATCCAGCGCCGCGCGGCCAGTACCACGGGCGGCGTCATGGGTTGCGCCGGCTCTGGCCGGTCAGGTTGCTGTCGCTGCGCGGCACGGCGACCAGCCAATCATCGCCCGGAATATCGGGAAAGCCCTGAAAATTCAGCAGATTGGCAAATTTCACGCGGCAGGTCAGCGCGGCCTTGTCGCAGCCTGCGGTCAGGGTCAGCAGATCCGCCACGCCAATGCCTGCACGGATCGGGTCCCACAGGGTAATCTCGCGCGCGTCCTCCAGCAGCCGGTCGGATTTCACCACCGCCGACAGGCCAGCGGCAGGGCCGGTCATGACCTGCAATTTCCCCGCCTCGAACCAGCCATCGTTGAACATGGCCTGCCCGGCAAAGCGGAACACACGGTTATCCTGCACCGCGACAGGCTGTGCGCTGAACCGGTAGGCCGGATCATCCAGCGCAAAGCGGCAGCGCGCATCGCCCAGCACGGCGGAACATTGCGTCAGATAGCTGCGTCCCTGCGGCTGGTTCAGCGCCTCGGTCAGCCCGCGCAATTCGGCTTGAAACCCGCCCTTGGCGCGGGTGATCTCGCCCAGGCTGCCCACGAATTGCAGCGCGCGGTCGGCCAGCGCATCCCAGCGCACCTGCCAGATCCGCACCATGGCCCCGTCATAGCGGCCCGCGGTGATATCGGCCTCGGATATCGCAGCCGACGACAGCGCGCCCAGCGCCTCGGTATTGTTCACCGACAGCCCCGTGGTGCTGGACAAAGCGCGCGCCGACAGACCCGATTCCGGCGCAAAGTGGATGCCCTCAAAGGCCAGCGGCAGATCGTGGTCGGTGAACCCCAGCGTCACCCCGTCAAGGCGGGTGACGGCCCAGCAATGGCAGGTCTGCGTCGCGCCACCCGCCAGATGCGCGGCAAGGCCGGTCATATCCGCACCTCGATCACCGGCACGTCGGGGGCCTCGCCCGCCTGAAAGCGTGACATGGATGTGCGGATCGTATCGGTGGCAAAACGCACCGGCACGTCGAATTCGAACGCCGCCCTGATTTGCGCATCAATGTCGGGCGGATCGGTAAAACTGACGATGCCGGTCGTGACATCGACGGTATAATCCACCCCCGCCACCATCGCATCACCCCCGCGGCTGACGCGGATCGTGCCTGCGACGGGTTTGGTGATTGGGCGGATATAGCTGGTCTCGCCCGACCGGTAAGTCTTGGACAGCTGGAACGTGCGCGTCACCTCGTCACCCAGGCCAATCAACTGGTCCGGTCCTGCAATATCCTGCGACGGCAGGCAGGATTTGTAATCGGACCAGTCTTTCCAACGAAAACCGATCAACTGGCCCTGACGCGCCTCGAAAAACGCGATCAGCACCGCCAGATCGTCCAGCGCGCTTAGCCCCAGCCCCGCGTCATACCGCCTGCGCGCATGCGCCCAGGGCGTGTTGCGTTCCTCGTATCCATTGGCAAGGGTGACGACCTCGGTGCGCCGTTCCGGCCCGCCACTGGCGCCGAATGACAGGTTGGCGGGAAATCTGATCTCGTGAAACATGGCGTTGTCCTTAGCTGTTGCGCTGGCCGCGCTGCATCGCGCGCGCCATCTGCTGGGCGATCTGCGACTGGCTGCGTTGGAAGCCCTGCACATCGGGTGTGGTGATCTGCATGGTGACATGCACGGCCCCGCCACCGCCGCCGCGCACACCCAGCCGCCCGTCGGGGCCGCGCGCCAGTGGCATGATCGCCTCTGGCCCCGCCTCGCCCATCAATCCGGTGCCGCCGCGCATCGGGAAAGTCGTAGGGCTGGACACGATCCCGCCCTTGGCAAAGGGCATCATGCGGCCTTGCGAAAACGGCGCGCCATCCGCGAACGGCATCAGGCCGGACACAAGGCTGTTCAGCCCCCCCGCCAGCATCCCGCCGAAATGGTCGGTCACCGGTTTCAGCGCGGCGTTATAGACCGTGCCAGACATCGACCGGCCCAGACCGGCAAAGACATCCGACAGGCTCTTGCCATCCAGCACCAGCCCATCCAGCGCGCGGCGCAATCCGTTCGAGAACCCCCGTTCAAGGTTGCCCAGATCGCGGGTCGTATCGCTCAGCGCGGTTTGCGTGCCGCGCAATTGCGCCTCAAAGGCCGCCGTGACAGCCGACACATCGCCAAGGCTGCGTTCCAGCGCGGAAATATCGCTGTCAAAGGCGTCAAGCCGGTCAAGATCGGTCATTTTTATCCCCTTTCGGATCATCGGGAAAGGCGCGCGCCAGCGCATCCAGCCCCGCGCGCGTCATCGGCGCTGGCCCCGCCTGCGCGCCCAGCATCAGTTGCAATTCCGCAGGCGTCAGCGCCCAAAAGGCGGCAGGCGGCAGGCGGCAGGCGCAGGGTGCAAAGCCCCGCGCGCATCAGCCCCGCCCAGTCCAGCGGTGTCATTGCGGCACCGTGAAGGCCCGCGCCAGCAGGGTCGCGGCCAGTTTCGCCGCACCCATCGGCCCGCCCGGAAAATCCACCGCCAGCAGATCATCTGCCTGCCCGCGCCAGCCGCCGCCGCGCAGGCCAGCGACGATCACGGCCATCACATCGCGGCTGGAAAACGCAGCGCATTCGAACCGCGCCACCAGATCGACCAGCGATCCGGTTTGCAGGGTCGTTTCCAGTTCTGCCAAAGCACCCAGCGTCAGCTTGGCCTCGATCACGCTGTCACCGATGGTGACGGCCACTTCACCCGCGAAAGGATTGGCCATCAGACCAGCGCCACGAATTGCAAGGCCCCGCCCGAGGCCAGCGCGATTTCATAGCTTGCCTCGCCATTATGGCTGCCTGCGTAATCAATGCCGGTGATCTGGAACGCGCCTTGCAGCGTGCCGAAACCGGGGATGATGACCTGAAAATCCGGCATCAGCCCGCCAAAGAAAATCTGGCGCGCGCGTTCGTCCGTGGCGTCATCCTTGAACACGCCCGCGCCGGAAATCGCGGCGGTTTTCACCCCCGCACCGCCCAGCAATTCGCGCCAGCCCCCGGTGCTGTCCAGGCTGGTCACATCCACGGTTTCCGCATTCAGGCTGATCCGCGTCGCGCGCAGGCCGGCCAGGGTTTCAAACTGGCCATCGCCGGTCATGTCGATCTTGATCAGCAGGTCTTTTCCGTTCTGGGCCACCATCGGGGCTCTCCTTTATGATCGGGGTTAAACGTCGTCGGCCACGCGGGCGCGAAAGGTCAGGGTGATCTGGCGCATATTGCCGGTGCTGGTGCGCGCGGCCTTGGCCTTGGTGAAATTGAGGCTGACCAGCGTGCCGCGCGACAGCGTCATTGGCGCATCCAGCAGCGCATCGCAGATCGCTCCTGCGGCAGCTTTGGCACCGGCGAACCCTGCCGCCTCGCTCAGCACATCAATGCTCAGCGCATGGGTGGCGCCATTGCCGGTCTTGTCTGACGCATCGCGCACATCCTCGGTGCCCAGCACCACATAAAGCGGCGGCAAAGGACCGGCAGGCACCGCGTCATAGATCGCGGCCCCCACCAGCGCGCCAAGTGCCGGATCAGCGGCCAGCCGTGTATAGACCGCCGTTTGCAGGGCGGCCGCGATGGCATAGGTCATGTGGCCACCTCCTCGGTTGCGGTGCAGGTCAGATACAGACCCTTGTCATCCGCCTCGGTCACGGCGGCGATGGCGAACAGCCGCGCGCCCAGCCGGAACCTTTGGCCCGGTTGCGGGCGCGATGGTGCGCCATGGGGTGCCGCACGCAGGATGATCTGGTAAGGCACGCGCGACAGGCTGGCCGACAGCGCCGCAGCCTCGCGCCCGGTGCCGGGTTTGATCGCGGCCCAGACGCGGCCAAGCGCCTGCCAGTCGCTGGTGAAACCACCCGCGCCATCGGGGGTCTGCACGCGGTGTTCCAGCACCAGCGCGCGGGTCATCTGCGGAATGCTCATGCCCGTGCCCCCAGCCGGATCACGCGGTAAGGATCAATCAGCGCCGTGACCCCCGCAGGCACCAAGCCCTGCGCGCCGCCCATGTCATGGCGGGCATCGTAATGATGCGCGGCCAGCATCAGACTGGCCTCAGCCAGATCAGCAGGCAGGTCCGACCAGTCCGGCCCGAACCCCGCCATCAGCCCGATCCGCACCGACCCATGCGGCGGCACCGGCGGCAGGATACCGCCCTTGGCCACCAGTGCAGGGCGGGCGGTATCGGGGACCAGATACCAGCGCGCAGGGTTGGT